GCAAGTAGTGTATTCATTATCATTGCTATGGCATTAACAAGTGCTAATTTATATCCTATTAATATTGTATTTCATTTGATAGGTGTTGGAGGTTGGTTAATAGTAGGAATGTTATGGCATGACCGTGCTTTGATATTTTTAAATGGTGTTGCAATATTTGTTTTTGCAACAGGTTTATTAAATCATTATTTTGGGAGTTAATATGGATAAGATTAAAGAATTTTGGTTATCATCTTATAAATCAGATAAGGTGGCCTTCTATTTTGAATTAGCAAGTTTCGTTTTTATAGTTAGTGCAAGTATGACTATGGCATTTACGGCAGATAATCCAGATATGCGAATAGTATATCCTGGTTTCTTTATTGGTAGTATCACAGCCTTTTATGCACACTACAGACGCCAACTAGCATGGCCTACTATACTTGTAGGTTACTTTGCAATAGTCAATGTATTTGGATTGGGGGTTGCACATGGCTGGTGGTAAGGTATTTCTTATTGGCAATGGCGAAAGTCGTAAAGATTTTAATTTACAAAAGTTAAGAACTCATGGCAACATTTATGGTTGCAATGCTATATACAGAGATTTTATGCCAGATGTATTGACTTCTGTTGACCATGGTATTATGCATGAGATATATCATTCTGGCATGGCAAGTAAAATACCATGTTATTTTAGAGATTGGACAAAAGTACCAGCAATGATGTACAATGAGATGATAAGAGGTGGTTTTACCGAAGAAGAGGCAAACAAACATTTAGATGATATTCTAGTTACCAATGAACGAGAAGAAAATGATAAAGAGTTTGTAATGCATGGTGCCAATCTAAAAGGTATTGTTGAGATGATTGCCAGAAATGGTCCTAATTATAAGAAGAATGTAAATCATTCTACTATCAAAGTATCTTGGATTAAACCATATGACAAATCTAACTCTATTGCTGATTTACCACCTATGACCACTGAAAGAAATGGTGACTTTGGTTGGTCTGCTGGACCTACAAGTGGTTATGTGGCGAAGTGTAGAGAGAAACCAAAAGAGGTGTTTCTAATTGGACATGATTTACATAGTGCTACTAAAAAAGTAAACAATTTGTACAAGGCGACCAAACATTATGTATCGGCTGAGAACGCACCAACACCTTGCATAAACTGGATTAACCAATGGTATACACTATTCAAAAATACACCAGATACCAAGTTTTACAAAGTAAATGAATTTAATGACGGCCGTGATATGGTCAACTCCCCTATTGAAGAATGGGAGCATAATAAGAAATTGCCGAATGTAGAATATATAAGCTATTCCACGCTTGACAATATGCTAGTTTTATAATATAATGTACAACATGAGTAATAAAACTTGTATAAATACTAATGAAGCCGATTATACAGGCTACACTAAGACAACGAACATAAACATACATACAAAGGAGAATGAATATGGATTTTGAAAGTCTAAAATCAAGTCAAAGTAATTTTGACGCAATCACTAAAGCTCTGGAAACTAAACTTAGTCCAGAGGACCAATCAAACAAAAATAAATATCAGGACGACAGGTTGTGGAAACCTGAGATGGATAAAACTGGTAATGGCTATGCCGTTATTCGTTTCTTACCTGCTTCTAATGGCGAAGAGATGCCATGGCAGCGAGTATGGTCTCATGCATTCCAGGACAAAGGCGGCTGGTTTATTGAGAACAGTTTGACAACACTTAACCAAAAGGATCCTGTGTCTGAGGAAAACAGCAGACTATGGAATACTGGTTTAGACAGTGACAAAGATATTGCTAGAAAGAGAAAAAGAAAACTATCTTACTATGCAAACATCTATGTTGTGTCAGACCCTAAGCATCCTGAAAACGAAGGACAGGTAAAACTGTACAAGTTTGGTAAGAAAATCTTTGATAAGATTACCGAAGCGATGCAACCAGCATTTGAAGATGAAACACCTATTAATCCATTTGATTTCTGGAAAGGTGCAAACTTCAAACTGAAAATTAGGAAAGTTGATGGTTATTGGAACTATGATAAATCCGAGTTTGAGGGTGTTAGCCAAATAAAAGATAGTGATGATGATATCAAAGCTATTTGGGCAAAACAATACGCTCTTAAAGAATTTGTTGACCCTAGTAATTTTAAGACCTATGATGAACTCAAAGAGAAACTGAATAGGGTAATTACGGGTACACAAAGCACAGTAACGGCGGCCTCAATGGACCTCCCACCTCAAGCTGCACCTACTGTGAAAAGTGACGATGTACCAGCTATGTCAACTGCTAGTGCGAGTAGTGAACTAAATGATGATGAAGATGATACTTTATCTTACTTTAGCAAACTAGCAGACGAAGACTAGTATCTCTCTCTCAAAACATCTAACTTTGGAAGGGCTCTCGAAAGGGAGCCCTTTTTTATTGGTATTCATAAAAATCGTATAAATAGTAGTATGGCAATTAACATATTTGACCCATTAAAGGACTTACAAGGCAATCAATTCAAGTCAGCGAATTGGTACCGTAATGCAGCTTCACTAGTGGCAGATAGAGCTAGTGCAAGTAAATTGATGCGTGATGGTAAGTTATTAGGCAGACCAAGTGCTGGTAGAATGTCTATGTTTTACTATGACCCAAAAACTAAAGCAAAGATGCCGTTCTATGATATCTTTCCTCTAGTTTTACCTGTTGATGTGTTCAGAGGTGGTTTTGTTGGTTTAAACTTTCACTATCTACCATATGCATTGAGATTTAAGTTATTAGAAGACTTACAACAGTACACAAGTAATGGTAAATTTGATAGTAGCACAAGACTACAAGTTGGTTATTCTAATTTAAAAGGCAACAGTTTGATTAGACCTGCTATTAAGAAATATCTATGGCGACAAGTACAGAGTAACTTTTTAAGAGTAGATGTTGATGAGATGGCGATTGCATGTTATTTACCAGTTGCACAATTCCAAGGCGCAAGTTTGGGTAAAGTATTTGCAGACAGTAGGAGAAAAATTTAATGGCAATTTTAAGAGGTGGTCGTAGAATAGGTAACTTTGATATCAGACTTGGTTTACCAAGAGATACATCTTTAGAAGATGTTGCCGGTGATGCACAAAAAAGATTAGGTGGTTCAGGTAAGTTTTATGGTGGCAATACAGAATCCACAGTAAATAGATTTATTGCAGAACTAGGACAAGGTGAGGGTGTTGCAAGACCAAATAGATTTTTAGTTATCTTCAACCCACCTGAAAAATACAAATTAGGTCCTGTTGGTAAAACAGAAAGTTTTGGACCTCCACCACATCAAAGATTTGAACAATACAGTCAATCAGACCTAAAAAGAAATGTAGGCATGATGTGTAACAAGGTGACTATGCCAAGTAGAGATATTAATTCTACAGCACACCAGATATACGGACCAAGAAGAGAAATACCATACAGTTATAGCTTCTCAGGTCAAATAGAAATGAATTTTTATGGTGATAAGTTTTTAAGACAAAGAGTATTCTTTGAAGAATGGCAAAAACTTATATACGATTTAGGCTCACATGATATGAATTTTTACGATGATTATGTAGGGTCAGTAGATATTTTACAATTAGGCCAATATGCAGGCAGAGGAGATAGAGATGACACAACATATGGTGTCAGACTATACGAAGTTTACCCAGCAACTATTGGTTCTATAGATTACGATTACGGTCAAAATGATACTGGTGTAAATGTACCTGTAACATTTAATTTCAGGAGTTGGTACAATCTAACTTCAGGTGAAATAAGTAATCTAACAATAGGGCAATCACTTGGTGATGTGCCTGAATTTAAGGCTTCGAAAGACTTTGGTCTGTTCAGTGGCATACTAAATAAGTTACCACCAGAACTAAGAAGAACTGGAAGAGATGTGCTCAACCAAGTTAAGAGAGCAACACCTCTAGGTAAACTATCGGGTGGTAGGGTATTCCCACCATTCTTATAATATAATGAACAAGGAGATATAATGTCATTACCTATATTAGAAACAGCGACTTATGAGTTGACGCTACCTTCTACTGATACAGCGGTCAAGTATAGACCTTTTCTTGTAAAAGAAGAGAAACTATTGATGATTGCCATGGAATCAGGTGAAAGTAAACAAATCACAAACGCATTAAAAGAAATTGTTGACGCATGTACATTTAATACTATTAATGTATCAGCACTACCAACATTCGATTTAGAATACATCTTTTTACAGATTAGAGCTAAGTCAGTTGGTGAAATTGCAAAAT